TTGCTCTCGATGTCTCTCCGATAATCGTCTGCCCCGCGGCGAAGACTTGCCCGGTTTTTGCGGATGACCGTTCCAGAACAAGCCGGATTGGGGACTTTCTTCTGTTGTATTGAGTGACAAAACCTGTGGTTGTGCGGAAGAAGTTCGCGGCGGTGTTCGAGTAACTCGGTGGGGAACTCACTACGATGTTGTTCGATGACACCTTCTGTGTGATGCGAAGGAACTCAACAGTCGAACTATTCGCGTAGTATCCTATTCTGTCTCCGACAACGAATGTGTCGAATGCAGTTGCCGTTGTGCTCGTTATGGTCCGAGTGTTCGCGCTGATGACAGCCGTTCCGGTCAGGTTTGCAGTCAGAACGCCAACCTCTTCTCCGCCTCTGAATCTGCCCGAGACAGTTTCAATCGAAAGAAACTCGTGATCCTCGTTTGTGAGATTCACGATGCCTGTTGTCGTTGAGTACTGCGACTTGTAGAGTTTGAACTTGATGTTTTCGCTCTGATACGGAGTCCAAGCCTTGTCGTTGGTCGATGTGAACAGAGTTCCATCGTTGAAGTCCATCGTGACAGCCAGATTGGTCGCTTGGTCTCTTTCTCCGACCTTCGAAGTCCAAATCAGATAATCGGGGCTTGCGCCGTCGGGAATGACAACGAAACAGTATTCTGTGTCAGTCTTCAGTGTGACCGGGCCTGGGAAAGTGATTGTTGTCGCGACAGTCGAGTTGTCGGAAACGTTCACTTGGTTGGCGCGAAGTTTCACCGAACCGAACGGAACCACCCGAGAAGTCGGATATCCGTTTTCGGTTTCTCGTATCTGAACCGTGACACCACTGTTGCCTTTTGCCTTGAAATACAGGTCGATCTTTGGTATGTTGACGACCGTATCGGTACTGTGATCGCGCCGAACAGTGAAAGTCTGTGCGATTGGGTCTATACCAGTTCTTGGGCCGAAACCGTCGTTTCTGTTTGTGCTGTTTCTGACAAAAGTCGTGCTTGTCGAGACCGACTGCGAAGAGGTGGTTTCCGTGTTGAAAGAAGGTTCTCTCGTGACAACGTTTATTCTTTGCTTCGTAGCAGAGAAGTTGAACGCTCTATACATGACGGAAGCCGAGGATACCGATGCGTCGACTGAAGTCAGGTCGTCAACGTCATTGATTTCAAGAAGTCTGTCTCCGACAAAGAAAACCCCTTCGGGTATCAAGAAAACTGCCAGAAGGTTTCCGTTCGAATCCGTTCTTACAGGCGAACCGAAAGGAATGAGTCTGCGAAGTCGCTTTGTGTTCGAAACGTCAACGTCGAGGTCAGCATCTTCTGTTGCGGGTGCGACATACTCGTTAACATCAACCCCGTCGAAGTAGAAATAATGGCGGGTGTTCGGGCGCAATCCATTGACTGAGATACCGACGAGTCGTGATCTCATATACGGATTGAAGTTTATGTCGGTGAGATAGTCACCGACTCTCGTCTTCGTCGTCTTGTTCTTCTGCGACAGCCCGGTTGTGATGCTCGTTGTTATCTCTTCCACACTCACAAGTCTGCCGCCGGGCACGTTCTGACTTGTCGTGTTTGTCACCACATCCGTATCAACGGATTGAAGAGGAACGAACTTCGACAGTTCTTCAGTGAAATCGGCAAACGGCTTCGAGAGGTCGACATTGATGTTTGCGACTGGTGCTCTTTCCACATCAACAGCAGAGTCATATTCCGGGCTGATGATCGCCGTTCCGTTGTATTTGTGGAAGTCGGTTGTGCAGTTTCTGAAACGGGTTGCATACGGCTGTTCTATCAGAACTCTTTCCCGAGTGGGATTGAGAGTTGCAACTTCTCCAAAATCCTTTGTTCCTGACCATGCAAATCCAGTCGATGTTATTCTTCGCAGGTCAAGAGGAAAACTGTCGAACTTTGGAGTTATCTCTTTGAATGCCGGGTCTACACCAACACTGAAGTCGGAGTCTTGAACGTTGGCAATACTCAGGTCTTCGAAGTTGTCAACGAAAATGCCGTTCTTGAATCTGTCGTTTCCATTTGCGTCTGTTATCACCAAATCCTTCGACTTGATTTCAAGAGCATTGAGTGCAGTGTAGTATTCCATGGTGGATATGCGTCTTTCCAGACTGCCGATATCCCGCATGGTGTATCTCTTGTTTTCACGCTTTTCCACATTGACCGCGAACTCGGGGCGTCTTATTGAAGTCGCATCTCTTCTTGTCAAAGACGGATACGGCGGAACATCTACCGCAGCGAGAACCATTCCCAACTGAGGTTCAACCGGAGTTGATGGGTTCTCCGATGGCTTTCCTTTCACGATTGCGAAGTTGCCTGTCTCGTCTAGAATGACAAGATCGCGGCGCCCGAGGTAATACTCGTAACTCGCTTCGAAGTCTTCGTTCGGAGCGGGAACATACAAGTCTTCGACTCCGAATGTAACAACACTCGAAGGGTTGACTGTTGCGGCCGCAGCAGTTGTCGCGTATGCCGCGGTGTTGCTTGCATACGGGCGGAAGTCGACAACGTTTCTCAAGTCGATGATTTCCCCCGACTCCGAAGTGTATCTCGGAATGGTCTGTGTCGTTATCGCTTGAGTGTTGGCGGTATTCGCGTCGTCAATCGGGTATGAGTTGATCGTGAAGAACCCTTTGCCGAAAGACCCCGAAGTGTTTCTCTGGAACACTTTTGCCTTGACAAGCAGGTTGTTGTTCGAAGTCAAAGTGTAACTACGATTGGTTTTCTGCACCGCAGAGAGCCCGTAGTGAGTGTCTTTCTGGTTGGTCACAAGTGCGAAGTTCGAAGTCTTGTCGAATGCGTCCGACTCTGTGTATGTGGTTCCCGTCCCGACCCAAACCTTTTCGATTGCGTAAACGTCGGGCAACCCGAGAGACCAACTTGATGCAGTCGCGGTGTTCGCGTCCAAGTCGATCTTGACGTATACAGTCAAAAGGTCTTTCTTGGTGGGTTGACTGAAAGTCTGCTTGACGTTATAGTAACCCACGACAGTCAGCGGGCTTCCGACCGAAGCCAACCCCGTTATCGTCAAGGAAGTCGTTGATGCAACAGTGACAGTCGCAGATGACAAATCGATGACTTGCCCTTGAACGTAGGAACCTGATGATGTGGTTGGTATCAGAATGATATCGCGCTTTTGAGTGTTGTTCAACGTTCCGGTGTATGGCCATTCTGCACCGGTGTCACTCAACGTTATCGTCATCGATCCGTTTGCATTCAAAACAAGGTTCTTCGCCGCCGTTCTTCTGATAAAATCAGCGTTCGTGCCTGTCGCGGGAAGTGCCTTTATCGAACTACGCCCAATCGGGAAAATGGTTCTCTTGAAGGTCGACTCGTATATTGTCGTTGACACAAGGTCGGCAACCCCATCAAGGACAGTTGCGGGGTCATCAAAGTGTATGGATTGAACCGAGTTGAAGTTCGCGTTCGCATTCATTCTGATATCGAAGATGTATGCGCGGTATGTCGCGGTGTTTGCGCCCGCAACTCCATCTTCCAGTGTGATCGCCTTTACCTTCGCGGTACCGATTGTTGTTCCGTTCGGAGCGAGGATGTTTCCGCCTTGTTGCGCGTCTTTCAGATTTACCGTGCTGCCTTCGTGAGGGTCGAAGTTACCTTTCAGGTCGTTGACCAGAATGTAGTGCCCGTAGTTGGTCGCGATTGTCTGTTCCGCTTCAGTGTTGAAGGTCGTTGACTTCTCCAGGTCGAGATTGAACGTGTTGAGCAGTTCAACTCTCTTTCCTTCCACATATGCTTTACCAGCACCGATGTTGACGCTCAAGAGTGCTGTGTTGGAATCGTGCTGCCCGAGTCGGATAGGAAAGTCGTTGACAGTGTAGTTGCCCGATTCTTCCTTTGTTCTTTCTTCAATCTGATTGATGATGCCTTGGTACTGAGTCGTTCTGTTGCGACGGACTACACGCCCGTTGTTGTATTCCTGAATAGCGAAGAAACGCTCATCCGCGCGTGCTTCGTCAAGAGTCTTCGTAGTGAGAACTGCGGTCAACTTCAGACGGTCCGCGCCAGGCGCGTTGAAGTTGTTGTATCCCGATGCGTTGTCGAGAAGTGAGGTATCGACAAAAGAGTTCACTAGCGACTCGTCGGTTCTGAAACCAACAACCAAGTCGTCGGGAACGTTTGTATACTTCGACATGATGGTGAGTTGTTCTTCGACTCGAACGAAGTGCCCCTTCTGATAGATATAGCCGTCTCCGACCCGAACGCCGTATGCTTTACCTGCGGTTGTAGCACTCAGCGTCGCTATCAGTTCGTTTGTCGTGTTGTCGTATATCGCGATGTTTTCGTTAGGCAGGAACGTCTTGTAGTTTGTCGCCTTGCCCGAGACGGTTGTCGAGTTTCCGGGCTTCGTGTATTTGACAAACAGAGTGTTCAAGTCAGGCGCTTGCGATTCGAAACCAAATGCAACTTCCACGACCTGTGCTTCCACACCCGAGACAGAACCGACTGCTTTACGGTCCTTGTATGAGTTCATGGAAACGGGCGCGCCTGTTGTCTCCAGGTCGCGAATCTTCACATGCCCGAGGTCGGGCACTTCCACGAAGTTACATCCTTCGATGATCGTGCCTTCGCGCAGGATGCTGTTGCCGAAGATTTCTATCTGGTGTTGCAGAGTCGTTTGCAACTGTGTAAGTTCTCGGGCTTGAACTGCCAAACCAGGCTTGAAAAGGACTCTGTGATATCCTTTCTCCGGGTCGAAGTCATCGAAATATGGCGCTTGGTTCAAGTCTGTGTCGATTCCCATTTATCTGCCTCTTAGAACTCTATTATTATCTTGGCTTTCTCGGATTGGCTTGCTGCACGTTGAATGGGTATGAAGTTCTCCACATAAACGTATTCGCCGGAACCATCGACCAGGAAGTTTCTGCTGTAGTCTCGCCCGGTCAATGTAGCAATAGCCCCCGAAGTTTGCCCTATGAACGTATTTATGTCACCACTCAGGTCAGAGACGTTGAAAACGCCATTGACACCGACAAGAGATATCACTGAACTGTTTGCAGTGTGGACATATCCGACTGCATTCGCTTGGAACGTGTTATCGACATTCTCCACCGCTGCGGTGATCGCTGTGTTTGCCTTGTATATCTCATTGAAAGACGTGTTGCCTACCGCGAAAGTGCCTGTTATGTTTGTTACGGTAAGGACGTTTCCAAATCGACTCGAAACAGTACCGACAGCGTTTGTGTCGTTCTGAACTATCGAGTCGCCGTTCGAGAATATGAGTGCACTTCGGTCCAGTGTGAGTCTTACAAGGTCCGATTGAACCTCTTGGAACCCTTCCTGTATGACCATTTCATCTTGAACGAAACCCGAACCTGTCGGCCCGTTCTGGACGCTGCATTGGAACGTCTGTCTCTGGTCGAACGTTGACATGTTCTTTGTCGAATCTGGATTGATAACCGTGACGACTCCAGTCAGAAGGTTGTTTGAGGAAGAGACGACAACGTTTGTGGTCGTGTTTCCAGTTTCGAAGAAACCGAGAACGTCAGTGAGTGTCACAGTGTTCCCCGAACGCCCGAATATCTTCCCCGTCGCGCCAGTGTCTGTTTGAACCAGTGTGTCTCCTGCCGGGAAACTGACTGTCGTTTCAAACTGTAGGACAACATTGGCGAACAGCGGGTTCTTAATCAGAGACAACTTCCGGAAGTCGTTTGTTGTCGGAATGCTTTGGTTTTCAGTGTTTGCAAGTGTGACACTGATTCCGACTCGGTTTGCATAGAGTTCGTTCACAACATCGGAACCGTGCCCGCCTTCGGGTGGTATGATCGCGCGGGCCCGCGCACCCGAGGCAGTTATGGATTCGCCTGTTCTTGCATCGATAAGCCCTGTGTTCGCGATGATGTCTATGCTAGCGAAAGTGTAGTTCTGCCCCGAACTCAGGATTTCTATCTCATGTATGCCGTTTCGCGTCGGGTCGACAGTCGCGATAGCAGCCGCGCCTGAACCGTCCCCTCGTATGATGACGCGCGGGCCAATCTCGAAAACTGAAGTTCTGTCGGGCAGAGGGCTCAGAGGCGCATTGAGTAGGACTATGCGTTCTTCTCCACTTACGATATACTCTGTGATGGTTCTGACCTGCCCGGCTCCCGCTCCCGAACGTATGTAGAAAGCGCCATTCTTGTAGAAATCCGCATCGCTCGAAAGGGCACTCGTCAACTTTTCTACAGTTGTGATGACAGCGCTAGTGTTCGAAGTCAACCCAGTCAAAGTCCGAGTTGGGTAGAAATTGCCCGCGACGTTAGTGACTCGAAGAACATCATGCGTCGTGTTTGCAGCAAATATTGAGACCACGACACCCGTGGCGGTGGTCGATCCAGAAACCGACCTTACCTTTTCTTCTATGAACCCCGAACCTGTCGGCACTGAGAGTAGGAAGTCGTTGAACTTGTCGCCGTTGAGTGTGTATAGGAAGGTGTTCCCCGCGAAGGCAGCAGTCTTCACGGTTCCCGATGCGTAACTGTTGTAGTCCCGCCCGGGGTCTGACAGGACTATCGTCTCTATCGCACCGGGTCTTGCGTTCGCTTTGACTTCAGAGTTTTCGAATACCGGGATGTATTCAGAAGACGCGAACTTCGAATACTGAGAACTGGAAATCGTATACATGTATTTCCACTGGTAACCGTCGGGCAACTTGTATACTTCGTCTTCGGGGTCAGTTTCAGACTCCAAAGGTTGAACGGTCGAAGGTGCACCTCCGTTGTTGTCGAGACACTTGAAGACGTGATACGCCCCGCCTTCGGGTGACACGACATAGAAGTTTTTGGTTTCCAAGTCGGCGGTCGTGTTGTCATACTTCTCGTAAACCGTTCCAGACACCCACGGGATGTTTCTTGCCATCAAGGCAACATCCGAAGTCGTAATGTGCTTTCCGAGAATCAGTTCATCGTATAGATTGTAGTGAGTCTCGTCAACGCTATTGATCGGGTTTGGCGGTGCACTGTCGTTAACGAATGGCAGACTTCTGTGTGCTCCCATGTAATACACGGTATTGCTACTAGAAAACGAATCCACAAACAGTTTTGCTGCTGTCGTTTTGAACTTTGATGTGACTAGTCTCATTTTTCTCTCTTATGATACCGTTATTGTGCTATTTGCTGCAGTCAATCCGATGGTTGCATTGGACGTTTTCACTACCGAACCGAACAACTCATTCCCCGCGACGTGTAGAACACTTCGAACTATTCTCTCATATCTATTTAGAGATACACCCGAGAGAATGTCGTATGAGTACTCTTGATAGTAACGGTTGTCCTGAATCTTCTTTTCCGAGTTGAGGTGTGAGTTTGTCGTCTTCCAGTAACCTTCTCCGATACCGTATCTGCCCAGTCTGGATTTGCCTGTGATGACAAACGGAAACCCGTCTCTCTCCAAGGAAATGCTTCCGCCTTCGATGTATCCGTAACCTGAGTCTATGACTTCGACCTTCGTCGCGATACCGTTTGCCGCGATGACTGTTCCAGTGATGTCGGCGTTGTCTCCGAGTGGTTCTGCGGTTTCATCCTGTTGAATGTAGACTATATCCCCCGATGCAGACGAAGTGTCTCCGGTGAGAGGAATGCCTTCCGAGAAAGCGACGTTGAACGACTCTCTTTGAATCTTCAGCGAGACAGAACCGGTGCCGACTTGCTCGATTTCCAGAATGCGCCCTTTGCCAGTTTCGGTGGGCCCGACGATTTGTGTGACTGCTTCTCCAAGGATGAAAGTCCCCGAGACGTTGTTGAGTGTGACAAAATAGTCTCTTCTGTTGTAGGAAGCGATATACTTGTTGACTACCGAAACGAACGGGTCGACTCTGTAGTTTCGACCTGGGTTGATTCGTGTCAAAGATGCGACACGCCCGATTTCCATATTTTCGAAAGACAGAACGTCTTGCAGAAGGTTGTCAGCGTCGGCGTTCGGCAACTTGAAGAAGCCAAAACCAAAGTCCATATTGACCGTAGTGTTTGCGTTTGTGCCTCCGGGTATCGTGATCGTCGGAGTGTCGTAGTATCCTTCCCCGAGAAAAGTCAAAGTGATGAAATCGACGGCACCGGCGCCTGTTGTCGTCACCAAACCCTCTGCGGGAATGAAAGGATTGCCTCCCAAGAAACCGCCGCCTTCGAATGTCACAACGGCACCATTCGAGTATCCCGTTCCGCCACTGTTCACTGTGATGCTATCAACGAAACCGACTCCGGAGTTCCTTCCCGAGAGGTAAACGTTGTATAGAGGTATCCCCGCGATGTTCAGGTCATCTATCTGGTCGACATTGAGGTTGACGACTTCGGTGTTTTCGATGAAACCTATGTCGAAGTCAGCATCGTCACCGGTCGATATCTCGGTTATCGGCTTCTTGAGTTCTATGACTTGGTTGTTCGGGTATTGAGGAACCAGTTCGGGTGGAAAACGGAACCGCGCGGTCTCCAAAAAGAAGTTGTTGCTTCCGTCTGTGAAGAACGGGCCTGTGTTTCCGAATACGCCGACTGCCGTCGTATTCGAACCGACTATGATACCTTCCACGAAAGTTTTTTCTGCGCTGTCTATGACACCGTTCGCAGCGTTGTTTCCGTTCAAGTAAATCAGAGTCGCACCGGAGTCTATCGCAGTGTTCACTGTCGATATGAGTCGAGTTCTCGTGCCTCGAATCTTGTTGCCGTCGTTGAAGACTCGCGCGCCGCTTGACCGGTCGTTTATCTCATTCACGATGATGGAACTGGTGCCCGCGTCTGTCGCGGTGACGAAAGCGGATGCACCGAGTGCCGAGGTTCCAGCAGCGACGTTGTTGACAATCGCGGATGCTCCCGATGTCTTTCCGACTATCGTTCTTGTCGCGCCTGCCTCAAAATCTCCCCACGCATCAGTGACCGTGTATATGCTGCCATTGGTCGATGATAGGACTCCGAACCCGTATGAGTTCACGGTGAGATACTTGCCTATGTTGAAAGTGACCGAACCTGAAGTCGTCGGTGCGAAGTTCAACACTATCGCGGTCGAGTTCGCGATTGATCGTATGACCGTATTGTTCGCGAATACGCCTGTGCCGCCTGTCTTCGTTATCGTCTGCCTTGGAACAAGCCCGCTCGTGTTTGCAACAAGTATCGTCGTGTTGCCAGTTGACAGAGTGCTCGTCACGCCGGTCCTTTCTGTGCCGTATTCGTTGAATGTCTTCTGTTCGACCGTCTCTCCTATCGTGAACGGGCCGCCGGTCACGGTTCCGACTGTGACCGTGTATTCACTTTCCTCTTCGACTACTTCTCCGACCGCGAAAGCGCGATACGGGTTGAGGTAGATTCTGTATTGTGTGTCGAACGATGTATTGTCAACCAACTGGACCTTGATTATCGAGTTGCTGCTCGGCAATCCAGTAATGTTGTAGTTGCCGTCGGTGTTCGCGATTGATATGATAACACCGTTTGCGACTGTGACACCTGCCGCGGTTTTACCTGTAATCGTGTCGCCTACAGAACCGACGTTGAATGTCGCGGCACTCAAAGCACGAATAGTCTCTATTCTTTGAATGACTGGCTCGTATTTCACGAAGTCGAGAGTGGTGTTTGAGTTGTCAACGGACAGAATGGCGTCCGAAACGTAAACGTCGGTGAACTCATCGGTTGTGTATCCGAAACCCCCGTCGAGTATCTTGAAGTCCACGCGCCCCGTCGCGTCTTCCGTTTCGACAACTCGAACCTTGCCTTGGCGCCCTTGGTCAGTGACAACATCGAATATGTCTCCGACTGCGTTGTTTCGCCCGCCTATCTCTATGTCGATTGTCGAGAGTGAACCCGTGACTTTAGGCGCTCCGCGCAGAACGCCATCGTCGCTAACAAGTTCTCCCGTTATGAACGTTCCTCTCAGTTCGCTCATGTAGAGAACATCGATGATCTTTCCGTCAACTCGTTTCTGAACTATGCCTTCAACGAAAGCCTTCGCGCCGCTTCTTGAACCGATGATTTGCTTTCCGAGGAACGACTTTGTTCTTGACGACTTCGAGACTTCGATGTATCTCGGAACCCACCACTTCGAGTCTGAAACTCTCAGAACATCGTCGCCGGGATAGTAGATTTCCGCTTCTTCCTTGAACATCATGCGCATGAGCAGTTCCAAAGCCTGCTTTGAGCCTTTGGTTCTGTAGTAGTCCATGATGTGCTTTATCAGAAACCGATTGTCGGTCGCTGATATGAAAGGGAAATCATCCAGATACTTGTTCTTGAAGTACTTCACAAAGTCATCTAGAGACTCGTCTATATCTCTCAGTTCGAACATCTTTCGACTGAGGTAAAGAGAGTACTTCGGGGATTCTTCGAGAAACTCGTAATACGCCTTGATGAATGTTATTAGTTCCTGCCCATCCGTTCTATAGATGGAAGGGAACTGCGTTTCGATCTGGTGTGAGATTTTATCGAAAACGTCTGTCATTGTCTGACTCCGGTAACTTCAACGGATATGTCTTCTTCGCGAATGGTGATGATTCGATCCTTAGGCGCGCTGATGTCTCGGTTCTTCGGTTTGCAGAACAGTTTGATTTCTGAACCTGTGTAAGAGTCGACTTTGAGGTTTCGTATGACGATGCGCCCTGTTGTGTAATCGACAGTGCCGACGTTTCGATTCAGGTAGATGAATGTGTCGTTGTTGTTTCGTATCACTTGCAGAACGCCGTTGCCGTCGTCTCTCAGGTAACAGTTTGGAGTTCCGTTGTATGTGAAAACCGAACTTCTCACCGCGGGTTGATGTGTCGCAATGACCTCATCCGTAGTCAGCGGCGGGTCGAGGTAGAGTTCATTTCTGAAGTTGATGACCGTGTTTATCGTCTCTCCGACAAGAGGGCTAAGAGGAATGATCCCCAAGACTTCGGTCAGGTTGGACAGGATGCTCGCATCCGCGTTGTCGATTGCGGTCGAGAACTTCGAGTATCGGAACGTGACCTTGAAGTCCGACAGATTTTCGACAGAGTAGTTCGATATCGCACTTCGGACCGCGGTTCGAATGTCTGAAGTCGTCTTGTTTGTCTGGTTGACGTTGTAGTTGACCTTCGA